GCAAGAAAATCGATAAGAAGCAGCCTCAAGGGGGCGCTGACCGCTGCTTGCTCCCGCCGCAGAGCCGAGGTATTTATGGTGCGATTGCCACCGGCAATCGTTTATTTCGGATTCGCTGCGCGGAGCACCACCCCACCTTGAGAATCCTCCCGGCGCGCCATTACGGACCTGGGGAGAATGTTTCGGCTGGGTAGTACAAAGGATTTTGAGGGGAATATCCGCAGAGACGATGCGTTGCCGGGAGAAATACATGGGATCGTTAGACGGGAGATTTTGGAAACTGGAGGTTGAAATATGTACAGTGTGATCGGAAAGAAGGAATTCAGCTATTTGCTGGCGGATCCGCAGGGGGCGGATGTGATTGCCATTTCCTGCGAGCCGGGGAACGGGGTTATCAAGCGGGGCACGGTGATGGTGCGCAAGGACACCGGAATGTGGGCACCGGCGGCTGCCGCGGATGTGGCGGAAACCAAGATGCTCTGCGTGATCGACGAAGAGGTTGACACCACCCAGAACGCCAAGGTGGCGGAGGATGCCCGGGCCTACCGGGCGGGCAGACTCATTTACGGCAAGGTGACCCTGGCGGCAGGGGCGGCGCTGACGGCGGCGAATCTGCTCGTGCTGCGGAAGCAGGGGCTTGTGTTTGACCGGATGGAGGAGACCGGGACCTTCGACAACGAGAAGAAGGGCTGAGGCTGCGGGCGGCGGGGACTGAGCGATCTGCGAAAAAAAGCCCCCGGAAGTTCCGGGGGGAGAGACGCGGTATTTCAGGCGAGCTGCTGGCGCAGAGCATCCTGCAGCACTTTGGAGCAGTTGATCCCGAGTTTATCTGCCCGGGCGGCCATCCAGGCGGGAATGGAGACATTCTTCCGGACGGCTCTGGTATCTGTCAGAGCGCGGTACGCGATGGTGTCTACGCGCACAAGGGTACACACGTCCGTAGGCGCGTGGGGGATATCACACTGCGCAGAGGCAGGGGCAATGGGGTCATCTTCATCCTCCATGGTGCACAGGCACGCTGCCAGCGCGTCGGTGATCTGGTCAATGGCATCGGACAGGCTGCGGCCGGTGGTGATGCAGCCGGGGATATCCGGCACGGCGGCATAGAAGGTACCATCTTCTTCATGAATGGTGGCGGTATAGATATAAACCATGTTTTTCACTCCTTGCTGTCAAGTTTATTCAGATGAAAGAGGGAGAGAGGCGGGAGGGCCCGCAGAACCGGATCATTTCCGGTTCCGCATGGCCTCCTTGAGGATGTAGCGGGCATCGTTTTCATTGAAATCGTGCCGCTTGACTGGAATTGAAATTCTCGTTTCCGGATTCCGGTAGATGTCATGGTTTGCGCCATGCCGCTGGAAAACAAAACCGAGGCTTTCCAATTCCTTGATGGTCTTCGCCCTGGGATTCAATCTCTCTCCCCCTTTCATTGACTATTATACACACTGTTGTGTAAAATGTCAAGTGGGAAATGTGTAAAATTGTGTAATCAGAGAAACGGGACAGCCTGTGGAGCGGATACGAAAACGAGTTTTTAAGTTGGAAAGGAGATTTTTATATGGATATTTATTCTACCCGGGCACAGCTGGCGGCGATTGAGCAGCAGCCCCGGGAATACAGCTTCCTGTACGACCTGTTTGTGCAGGAGAAGGGCTGCGTGGAGGACAACAAGGCCATTTACGACTACCGGAAGGGCACCCGGCGGATGGCGCCCATTGTGCACGAGAACACCGGCGGCATCCTCATGGAGCGGGACGGCTACGAGACCCGTGAGATCGACTTCTGCACCATTGCCCCGGAGCGGATCATCACCAACCCCGACCTGGCGGGCCGGGCTTTCGGCGAAAAGATTCTGGGAGCCATGACCCCGGAGCAGCGGGAAAAGAAAATGCTTATCAAGGACCAGATCGAGATGCGCCGGGCCATTCAGCGGCGCAGAGAATGGATGGCCCGGCAGGTGCTGCTGACCGGCAAGCTCAGCGTCTTCCGCTACACCAACGAGGGACGGGACCTGCACACCACCATGGTGGCGGACTACGGCTTTACCAACACCTTCACCCCTGCGACGGCCTGGGGGCAGACCGGCGCGGACATTGAGGGCGATATGCAGACCGTTTTCGACATGGTTTATGACGGCGGCGGCTACGCCGATGTGATTCTGATGGACCCGGAGGCTGCCAGGGTCATGCTCAGCGACAGCAAGTACATGAAGCAGTTCGACGGGCGGAACATCGACATGGGCACCATCAACACCCGGTACAAGGGTGCGGGCATCCGCTTCATCGGCTGGAACAGCGACGGCGTGGAGATGTATTCCTGCGCGGGCACCTTCGTAGATGACGACGGCACCGTGAAGAAGATCCTGCCCAAGGGAACCCTGGTGGCGGGCTACAAGGGAATGCTGAACGGCTGGCACGGCCCCGTGACCCAGGTGGAGAGCAACGGTCCCGACGCCCAGCACAAGACCTACATCAAGAAGGAAGTGCCCCTGCGCTACGGCACCATTGACGGCAACGCCATTAAGAACCGGATCACCAGCAGACCCACCATCGTCCCCGAGAACGTGGACGGCTGGGTCGTGGCCAACGTGCTGTAAAGGAGCGTGGAAGGTATGGGAAAACTGTATCTTTGCCGCCACCATGTACGGTTTGCGGACTTCACGGCAATCCCCGGGGAGGTCGTAGAGGCGGAGCTGACAGAGGCGGCGGAAAAGCGGCTGCTGGCGCTGGGGGCGCTGGAGGCTGTGGAGCTGGACAATGACCCTGACGCGCCCCAGGGCGGCCCGGCGGGGGAGAATACCCCGGGTGCGGACGACGCGGCGCAGGAGCCCGAGGATTCGGCGGAAACTGAGGAAGAGAATACCGAAGAAGAGGACACTGAGGCCGCCGAGGCACTGGCTGCCGCGGCAGCCAAGGCCTGCGCGGCGGAGACGCCCAAGCGGAAGAGGAATCAGAAATGAGGGTAAGGCTCTGCGGGCAGGAGGACACTCTGGAGGTCGAGGAGAGCCTGGGACGGCGGCTGTGCGAGCAGGGGAAGGCGGTCCCGGGGGACCGGGGGATTGTGCCCGAAAGGAAATCCCTTGGGGGACCACACCGGGAAAGCGGACTGGTTCGCAATGACATGGATGTGTCTGAGCAGGCAGAGAACCGGGCCCCCTCATCCACCACCGCTACGCGGCGGTCCCACTTCCCCGTAGGGGAAGGCTGTGGGGAGACAGAGGGACGGACAGCACGGAAGAGAGGGAAACGGAATGGGGCTTGCGGAGAAGATAAAGACGGACAATAAGAACGTCTTTATGAATCTGGAGCAGTTCGGCAGCAGGCACACCTGGAACGGGATCCCCTTTCTCTGCGTGACAGATGAAGAGGCTGCGATGATCCGGAAAAACCACAATGTGGTTGACATCAGCTGGGACAACAACACCCGGGAGACCATTCTCTACCTGCCAACAGGGACATTTCCCGGGAAAGCCTGGCCCAATGAACAGGGGTTCTTTGACCGGCGCAGCGTGAAGATATTGCAGGTGCAGGAAGACTGCGGGATGCAGACCATCCTGCTGGTGGAATACACGAGAAAGGCGGTGGGCGGATGACCACACGGCAGAGGCTGGAGGCCCTGGAAAAATGGGCGGAAGAGAGACTGTGCCAGGGAAGGGAATACAAGAGCCCTGACCCGGACGGAGACATTACCAGGGTGAAGCTCACGGAGCCGAAGGTTTATCTGGGGTGGTTCCCCGGGCGGGGACCGCGGACAGAGGACTGGGAGGAGGCCCCCAACGAGGCTCCGGGGATCCTGATCGCCCCGGGGACTACCTGCGGCCAGAAGGTGGAGGTCCGGCGCTTCGACGAAAACAGCAGAGTACGCAGGCCCCCGGAGCTGGGACAGACGGTGCAGATATCCATGATGTTCTGCATCTACGAGCCGGGGGTGCGGAAAGCGGGCTTTGAGGAGATGGCAGAGGCGGAAGAGCTGGACATCTCCAGGATTGACGACGGTACCCGGGAGGGGCTGCTGACGCTGACGGACTGGTTGGACGAAGCGGCGCGGCAGCTGCTGGACACCAGGTGCATACCGGGCAGCGACCTGATCCTGCAGGAGGAGGCCCTGACCTACGGGCTTTATCAGGACGTGGGCTACATTGTGGACCGGCGGCCATTCTACTATGGGTTCCTGAACGCAACGTTCAACGCTTACGCCGGGGAAGAACCTGACGCGGG